GAGTACAACAAGGTACTGCAGAACTCTTTTTTTTTTTTTTTTTTTTTTTTGGAAAAGCAACCCATTCGCATGACAACTTCCAGTGGAATCATATAACCAAGTAAAACTAATTTAAAAACCTTTAGTGTTTACCGTGTTATGCGCTTATAGTGTAGGGCTATTCACTTCTTAAAATTGCAACCTCTATAAAACTGGCGGATGCGTCCGCCATAAAATTAAGGTTAATTTAAAGAAATGACGGGAGCGCCCCATGACATATAGCCACCCCGCGGTTGCTGCGAGTACTTCCTCTTTGTTACCTAAGGTAACAAAGGGACATAATAAACTACCGGTGTGTTAATATAACCGACAAAAGAGAAGTCATCAGCTGCTGCAACAGCAACATTTAAGACTCCAGATTTTGCACTAGTAGTTGAATTTGTTGTAGACATTAAAATAGTGGCTCCCATATCGGAACCGGTAGATAGATCGTATCGTCTACAAGAATAGTATCTTTTATTTGTGTAATAGGGAATTTCGGCATCCGCTATCAAACGGCCGCCAGATAGTGCTTCTCCCAAAGCAAATCCAGCATTTCCATTTGAAATTGATGTCAAACCTAAATCTCCTACAGTGGTAACGTAAGATCGGGCCAATGCACTAGAAGAAGTCCCACTTGGTGCAGCGACTACCGAACTTAAAAAGTTAGCAGTAGGAGTTCGAGTGACTACAAGGTGGTTGCCTTTAAGATCACTCGTACTCATGTCGGTAATACGCAACCTAATTCCTCCTCTTCGTCCCAAAAACAATGGGGCAAACCAGGATAAGTGTGTATTATTGACATAATTTGTGGAAGTGGTGCCAGTTAAATGCATACCATTAGGAGCTTTACCTCTATGAAGAGGAAAAGCTGAAATGTTCCACGTGTATATTGCATTCCCAGTGGGAATGTTTGGCATAGGAAGAACTGTATAAATGTTATACCTCTTCAATAATGCCCTTAAGCTAACAACAGGATCTCCATGGAAAATATGTGGAGCTTTATCGTTAGCAGGTATGTAATTTCCGAACACTGCATTAACTTTTGTTGCGGATCGCAACATAAGGTCATCTTGCATCATTTCTCCAGATTGAGGAAAAAATGAATAATTGTTCATTGAATTTTCAGGTTCAAAAAATTCGAAATCTGGACCAGCGCAGGCATAACACAAAATTGTTATGTCACTGACAGCTTGTCCACTGCAAGTCAAATCATTTTGTACAACGACAGCTAAAGTACCATTGTCAAATTGAGGGCTATGATTGACTCCTGTAGGACCAAAAGTAGTTCCAACGCCACCTGTAACACCACTTGCACCGGGTCTCACAGTTCTATTGTGGGACAGATTGCTCATGTGACAAACATCTATAATTGCCTCGTGGGATTCAGACAAATCCCAGATATAATTATAATTGGTGTTAGACTCGTAAACAGTTGTAGCAGAAGTATTACCAAATCCAGCTGGATCATAAATTATACGCAACCTCCCTCTATGGAAAGATGAAGCAACTGCAACAAATCTAAATCTAATGGAACCTCTCCAATATCTAAAGGCTTGCGCCATATATGTCATAGGGCACATGGAAATTTGTTGTGCGGTAGCACCTATTCCAGTAACCCAGAAATTTGGAGATACATTCATGAAAAATAAGGCTTTGCCCGGTAACATCGATGTTTGCCAACTTTGTCCAGAAACACAAGCTTCCCTTTGTATTATATCGCTTATAACCATAGAATCTTTACCAGAAAAACCTACAACCCTCGGGTCCACAGTTACTTCTTGTTTATCATCCATTGTTAGCTTATAAATAGGGTCTTTTTGGTTAGTTGAAGCGAAATTTGGATATTTCCTTTCCCTAACCAAATTTAAATCTGACACAACAGATGGTCTAGAAAAACCAAATATATGTGCCATGCTGGACAATGAAGAAAACATGTATTGGGAAACACGAGCATAAGGTGCAATACTAGGAATCTTAATCAACTGACCAGAAGCCTTCGAAAGCACATTGGCTACGTGTTCAATAGGTCCAGGTTCAGAATATTCATCTGAAGATTGAGGAACAAGACCAGGTAAGTTGTTAGTTGTTGGGGCGCCGAAAACAATATTTTCTGCCCATGCCATAACCGAAATAGTAATGGTATCCACGGCAGATCCTATCTGTTGCAACGGTGCGAATTCAGCTAAGATTATAACCCCAAGGTCATTTTGTTCACTAGTGGCTGTGTTAAAAGCTTCAAATTTATGTAAATAAGGCATCCTCAAGCATCCACCTTGGCTGGTGGTTGGATTCAAATACACTCCAGGTAACTGGGATATTCGCATTCGAGTGGATTGATTTCCTGCTGTAGCTATACCAGTGGGGTTGGACATGTTGTCATCACCCGAATTAGGCAAAACTCCTGCAAAAAACCGACCATAATGAAACGGTGATCCATTTATCATAAATTTGAAACAAACATCGCACTTGAAATTTCTGAAGTTATTCATCCTATTCATGATACGTTTGTTTGTGAAAAATAGTCCAGGGGAAATAACAACGGGTGTTGTCAAGGGATTCAATGTGGGCGATTGAGTGTTAGGAGTTATAACGTACGATACGATGTTTGTCGGCCGAGACAAAAAATGTTTAAGCTGCTCTACATCACTGTCTCTAGAATACAAAGTACGTTCATGATCAATGTCAAAAGAAACTTCCTGATAAGTGGTGTCATTAACAAAAGTCGTCAAAACTTGACCAACGTCCTTTGACAAAGATTCGGAAGTTAGAACTCCTGATTGGGGGACAAAAATTTCCTTCTTACTAGTCTGAGGTGGGCCATTAGGATTAGCCTCATTGTAACGTTTAATAAACCTTTTTGCTGTATTAGCTGCAGTGGCATAAAAATTAGTGTCTGGAGGTGGTAAAGTAAAATCGCCTATCTCAAAATAACGATAATATTCTGCTTTCTTTTGTTGAATCTCAAGAATAGCGTCTATAACCAAAGAACCATCAGGATATAGAAATTCAGGAATAACTATTACGTTTTCGTAAATTTCAAACTGAGGAAAAATGCCAGATTGAGGAACAAAAGAAGGCAAAGGCCCACCGACAGTGCATATATGGCATATTGACGATGGCCAATATGTTGTCGTAGGTCCTGACGATATGAGGCCATAATACTTAGGAGAACAATGTGTTGCTCGGCAACATCCATTTGGTATAGATTGTCCAAATGAGAGTTGCCTAAGCTCCGACTGTGAAGAGTCGGAATAAAGCGGACTATCCAGTCCTTCCGGGGGAGTAAACCCGGCTATACTCCAAGGTCGTTCATTATTTGACTGCGAGGTTGAACTGCCTCCTTGTTTGTTAGTGAGTCAATTTTAAAGGAAGAAATTAACTCAATTTCCTTCCCGAAAAAGATTTAAAGGACTGTATAAATAAAGCCTAATTACAATTTGTCCTAATTGTAATTGGTAACCAATTAATTATACCTTCGCATCATATGACGCATGCCATCTTTCAACACGCGCGCCAAAATCTAAATGGTAAGTTAAACTGTACCTACTTAGATTATGCTTGCGAAGAAAAGTAGATACTTTGTATCTAAAATCTTCATATTTTTCTGCACCATGAGCAAAATACTCATGCAGAGCACCATCTATAACCTGTCCTATAAGTTCCTCATCGGTGACATGGGGAGACTTAATTCCATAGGACAAGGACTTTAATATAGAATCTTCATCCAAAGCTCCTATATTTAAACCTAAATCAGGAATAAAAGTGTTTTTCCGTTTCAAAAAATCTACTTCATTTAAATTCATATATCGTGAATGATCTCCTGTTTTAGAAGGTGGGGTATATGTCAAACCGTAGGTGGCTAAAACATTGGCTTTGTCAATAGAATTAAACCATTCACAGTCTGACGAAACAGATCCAATATCGTCGTCACCATATGTAATTTGACTAACGTACTTGCGGTAATAACAATATGAAAAAGAAGGTCTCAATTCGAAAAAAGCACACCTAGATAACACGGAATTGACAATGGAATTCAAATACACTGTTAAATTTTGACCACTTGGATTACCACCCATTAAAGTAATTAGAGAACCATAATAATTCACTATAGGGGTAGTCACATCAGCTATCATGGATTCCATAATAACAAGTGATTTATCGTCATAACCAAGATCTTTAGCCAACAAAACCAAAACTTTCATACATGCTTGAGTGACATTGAGTGGTAATTGTTGATCATAGCCCGAATAATCTCCTGCCACGATTCGATTTTCGCCATGGGTTGAAATATGGTCCATTAAGACATGCCAATTAGGTGAATGACTGTCTATACCCACCGCGCACTCTGACAACAAGGGTATTTCAGATAATAATCTAACAATTGGTAAAAAATATTTCCGCAATATCAATTTCAAATCAGTAGAAGCGCCAAAAAATACTCTAACCTTATCGCTACCTATTTTCTTAGGTTCATCCTTAAGATGAGCTGTGAAAACAGGATACGCACGCTCACCATTTAGATACAAATTTTCCATTTTTCCGATTCGATCCCAAAAGAAAGATGAATCAGAATCAAACTCCTTTTGACTATCGGGACCCTGTACAAAGTCTGACATTTTACCAGACAAAGGAAAACCAATAGAAGAATTCATTTTCAATCCATCTACATATCTTAAACCATTTATGCCGTTTATAGTTTCCATCTTATCCAAAGGTCTACAAAATAATTTACCTGATTTGTAGAATTTCTTAAGTTCTTTGGATATTGGTAAATAATAATCATTAACAGCCAATTGTAAAATATCTGAAGAAGGGCCAATGCCAGGTTGAGCAAATTTGATCAAATTCTTTGAAAAGTGATACCATTTTGGAGGGGCATTCATATTAGGCGGTCCGTGAATAATTTGTGCACCCAAAATATCAAAAAGTTCATCCGCATATTTACGTTTGACTACTTTAGTCCGATATTTATGAGTATCTCCAATAACACCGTGATTAATGATATAACTAGGATCTTCTATAAAATTTATAGGATGATCAGGCCTAGTATTCATTTCAGGGTCTCTCGATCGATTACGAATATGATTCAATCCAAAATGAGGATCAAAGTGACCTTCTGACGCAACATTTACGACATCAATATTTTTGGCACTGAGTGAAAATATGGCGTCTTCCAATTGCTGCCGTGAAATAAAACCCGCACAACCGTGCGGAGTACCCGTAGCTCCGCCCAAATGAAAACCCATAATGGTAGTAGGCTTGGTATTGGAAACCCAAGTACCCATGCACATACCCGAAAAAGTCTTAGTGCCATCTAATAAAGAATATCTAAAACCATTATAGGAAGAACCATTAACAATGTTATTTCCTTGAGTAGTTTGAATTCCCGGATCTAACCTAGCGTTGGTTCTTCTTTTAAAACCTTCATGAGTTAAATATGCCATTTCAGCAGGAAGAGACCGATTAATAATATCAGTTGGAAAAAATTTCAATAAATTTGACATAGGAACTCCATATGTAACATACAAAACACCTAAATCTGAACCAGAAATATGGAAATAATGCTGCTTGTTGAACCTAACTTTAGTCAATCTATCCTGAACTTCTTCAGAACGAGATGATCTCAAAACTATATGAGAGACATCTTTCTTCAGCATCACTTCAAAAAAATGGTTGGGTATAACCATATAATTTGTTTTCAAGAAAAACACATTAACAAAATTAAATTTTTGATTGACATCATCAACCAGTATAGTAGCTATACACAAATTCTTTTCAACTTTATTTAACAATTGAAAATCGACCATGGTTTTACAACTTTCAACAGGTAAAGGGATAATACTTTTATTGACCCACACATTCGATTGTTTAGAATTGGTATTTAGTTCCTCGACGGAAAGTGGAACTAAATTGCCTTGATTGTCCATCTTTTTCCGCAAAAAAGAGGAACCAGTTTTGGCCAATAAGCGTATAATTTGGACAACAAAACAAGAAATGCCAACTGAAAAGGTAGATATAGCAATAATACGCGTTGTAGGGTTATTCACTGCTAAATTAATATAGTTTCGATATCTCCTATAACGGGAATAATATAAAACTGAAAGTCTATACATAGTGAACATGGAAGCTATTAAAGGCAAAACGTAGTGCAATGTTAAACACGATAGCAACACGGTGGTCAAAGGTAAACATAAACTTTCGAAAAAATTACTAACTGGTGATACATTAGGATCCGAAAACCTAGAAAAAATTGTGAAACCACTCTGAGTGTGCAAATCTTCATAAGCTGAGCGATTGTGAGGGTAAACATCTTTATAAGCGTCTGATAAAGTCTTAGGTAAATCAGAAATGCGTTTGACAACGCTTTCTTGGTCCTTACTATGAACAGACGCCATTTCACAAACTAGTTCGTGAACTTCACGAATGCTATAAGGTAAAGCTTTACCATTGGCATCACTCTTAAGTGGACGTTTAACCACTACTGCTTTACTGGCATCACCCCCTGAGGTTACAGTGTAACAATATATATCCCAAAAATCCGCAAAAACTTGGTCAATAGGTTCTAAAGTTTCCATAGTTTTAACAAAATTTCGTGCTAAAATCGGGCATAATTGATAGTGTTCAGGAGCTGCTTCTGGGTTTTTGGCGAATCTACGTTTAACTTGAACAGTCATGAACAAATTAAATCTTCGGAGAATAGAAACTGGTTCCATAGAATAAACACCAGCGAGTAAGTCTTCCACGTTGGTGGTAACAGTGATAACTTTTGGTTCCAATGGTATTTTTCCCTTAGAAGCTAAATCCGCCATAACCGGATAAGAAGCTATGTTGTTCACAAATTCAATGATCTTCTCAACAGGTGAATTTTTAACAAATTCAGGTCTAGTATTACACATGTCATCTAATAAAATGGCTTCAGTACCATATTTATACGTCGAAAAAAAATTGTCATTTGGATTGTAAACCGTCGCATATTCGGGGCTAGGATTACCACCCTGAGCTATAATAGCTGTAGTGGTTAAAATCTGTGATATTGAACTCTTCCCAACCGAAGAACCCCCATGAATGCACATAGCAAAAGGAGATTTGCGCAACCTTCCACACATAGACAATCTAACCATTTCCTGCAATTTCGATTCAATGACTTCCCATTTGCGCTTAACTATTTCTGCTTCTTGAGTATTCAAAGATTTTAATGAACTGTATTGTGATCTGTAGAAGTCAATCAATTTAACTGCATCTTCTCGATAATGCACCTCGTCTCTGAACCCAGAATTTATCCAATCTAATTCTTTAACGGAACTCCAACTGGAAACAAACTTGACATGTAATTCCGCCATAACTAATTGTTCATGGTTGTCAAATAGGAGAGGTCGAAAAGACTTGTATTTAAAGCATAAATATCCAATATCCAAAAAGTATTCTACAGACTCCATAACCAAATCAAAAATATCAGTAATAGTAAAATTATTAGAATTTTGAAGTCGCTTGAGAAAAGAATCAGAAAAAACTTTAAATCCAGCGATACTAAATTTTAATTGCAAAGTTGAACACAAAAAATTTGAAGCCAACATTGTAAATAATTTACTACATAATTTAAAGGCCTTGGAATTAAACATGTGCTTAACAGATTTAAATTTGCTTCTCAAAAAATTAACGAAATCGTTATGAGTGCAATCCGACTGCCCATCGTCGACTTCAGTATCTGATTCAACTGAAGACTGTATTTTGAAAATGAAATTAAAATCCTTAAAAAGACCTTTAATAAAAGGCCAGTACTGGATAAGGTTTCTTTCTTTAACAAATAAATAGACAATAGAAACTACATTAGTCATGTTTTGTGATGAAGATAAACCAGCTACAAAAGCAACCCAACTGTCTAAGTGTAAATCTAATAAGTTTTGTTGAGATAAATAATTTCTACACCTCAATAAGGTTTTTAAATCACGAACTCTATCATACAATGATTCAATGAGTTTATTGCTGGAATCAAATTTGGGTTGCATAAAATGTTTTGAAAAACGCGGATACGAATCAATGACATCGTCAGAGATCATCTTCTTCAAAATAGTCTGTGGCATGCAGAAAGATAAGTTAACATAATAATTGAAACTATCTATAAGCCAAGTACTATAATCCTCAAGAACATCTTCGCAAGAATTGGCGGATGGAGACTGCAAAAAATCCTTAGAATTACTACAAGAATCATCGTCAAAGAGACCAGAATGGGGCTCAAAGTTAAGTTTCCGTTTGACCGCGAAAAGAGCATCATCAAATTTAGCTCGATCGGATTTCTTTGCGGCTTTTTTCTTATCAAAAAGTTGCTGTTGGTTTTTCTTCAACAGAAGTTTTTCGACTCGAAGTTTGTTTTCAAATTTAGATTTATTGAAATCTTTAGGAGTTGAAAACTCTCCTGACTGAATCATAACTTCAGTCTGAACTACTAAAAGTTCTGCATTACGTCTCAATGAATGCTTAATTGTTGGTACAATTTCAGATTTGTTTTCGTGGGTGCTCGCTGAGCTTTGCAAAAACTTAATTATCATAAAATTTGGGGCGAAAAGTGAATATGAACGTGTCACTTTGTCTTTACACTAAGTGTAATTTGAATTAAAAATAAAATTTAAATGCATTATACACCACTTCGTATGCTCACGGCTTACGGCTCCAAAGGCTGCATGAGACAGTCAAAAATGACATATAATGTTCTACTAATTAAATGTTAAAATAAATATAAATATAAGGCCAACCACGCCAATCATATTATAGCTGTACCAAACGACTATAATAAACATGTTGCCGGTTTCTCATATAGTAAATAAAATAAAAATTAAATTTCAAAGACTTTAAATCTTAAATAGAATTCAAAGAAAACTTCGGACATAAAAGGAATAAATAATAATACAAGGAAAATATCTTTGCATTTAAAATCTTGTGTACATACTTAGAAATATGCACAATTAAATGCAAAGAAAAATTGCCCTCCTTAGGTAAGGATAGGCCCAGTACTTCTAACTGTGTTTAAGTTGTCGACTTCCATTGTTATAAATTACTAAATAACAAATATGTCAGTTATAAGCTTTTTATACAAAAAGTTCTAAGTAAAATCGTATATAGTGCGATAGGAATTATATAGGGAGGTAAAAGACTCCCAACCAAGCACTCATAATGTAATAAGTAACGCATGACTTATTATATTATGAGATACCAAATATATAATCACGCGTATGACAGAATCATACAATTAAACAAAAAATTTGGGCCCAAAAGTGAATATGAACGTGTCACATTGTCATTACACTAAGTGTAATTTGAATTAAAAATAAAATTTAAATGCATTATACACCACTTCGTATGCTCAGGCTTACGGCTCCAAAGGCTGCATGAGACAGTCAAAAATGACATATAA